TCTTCAGGATTTGTTAGCGCGTCTACAGCGGCAGTAGCAGCCGCTGCTATGTCTATAGCGTCTTGTTCGCTAGTATCTTCTTCTGCTTGAGCAGCCGCTGTTGCAGTAATGTTATAGATTACACTAGGGTCAAAAGAACCATCTGGGCCTGCTCCGGGGCCACTGTAGGTTATACCTGTAGGTAATCCAGAAGCCCCTAAAACTCCTGAAACCACATCGGAAGTTTGTTGCTCTCTGACCTGCTCTGCATAAGATATTCCTTTAGCTGTCGCTAAAACAGACCCAGTAACATCAATGACAGGAGCTATACTTTCTGCGGGTATTCCGGTTACTACTGAAATGCCTTTCGCTATACCGTTGCCTACAGCTTTTGCAATAGAACTTGCAGTATTGCCTGCGGCTTTTATGGCGCTAGATACTGTTGATGTGCTATTAGTATAATTAGCTGTTTGAGAAAGAACCTGCTGTACAGTCATTTCTCCCGCTTTTGCCCCTGCTGTTCCTGTTGTTCCTGCTGCCGCTGCCGCTGATTTCGTAGCCACAGCGACCCCTGTTGCTATCAAAGCTGCCGCTATAAAAGGTGCAGCATCTTTTAGTGGAGGGTTTTTCTCTGTGCCGTAAGCATCTCTAGCAAAAGTACCGTAAGTGCCTACTTCTCCTGTTTGACTGTAAAAAGTATTACCTTCTCCAGACCGTTGACCAGGATGCCATATATTTTTTAACTCACCGCCGTCTGCCTGTTCTTGGTAGTAAGCAGGAGTAGTTCCTAAGTTTAGATAAAGAGTTTTACCGTCTATCTCTACTGAAGTAGGGATATTTTCTTGTTCAATATACTGCTTGACCTGCGCGTTATGCTCTTGCATTGCAGTAGCATAAGTTTCAAAATTAGAATAGATAGCGCCGGGAGTTTGCTTAGCTTGCTCCATACGCTTGTTATACCTGTCTCCTTCTCCCGGAACTACAGGCACATACTTAGGCTGTAACGCAGCGAAAGTTTTAATCTGCTGTAGCTGCGCATTAGACAGAGGTGTGCTGTTATTTGCGTCAGTGACTTGATTGGCTGCTTGCCAAGAAGCTAGATATTGCTCATTGACAGGAATTGACATATCTTGATAATTAGGAACTTCCCCTATAAACTCAAGCACTTGTTCGCCTAAGTCATCGGGGAGAGCAAAGCCACCTTCAAATAAATCTAAGTCTGGAGCAAAACTTTCAGCCATTACTTGCTACCCCACTTGGATACAGCTTTCATACCAAAACTAGCCGCTATTGCAGCGCCTAAGAATCCTTTGTAGTAATCTGGCATTGTCTCCAAGACTATAAATCCCTGTTCAACATAAGGAACCATTGAAGGTATAAACGCACCTATCAATGGCAAACTAAGGATAACGGAAAACCACTCATCCTTCCAAGAAGTCTGAGAAGCACTGGCTTGTTGAGTTTCCCAATCAGCGTCAGCATCTATGCGTCGCATCTTGGAGTCATGGACAGCTTGCTTTTCAGCAGCTTTGTTTTTAAGGAAAGTACCTGCAATACTTGTGATAGCACTAAGCCACATATACTCACCTTAAAAAGAAAGCGAGGGGCCACCGAAGCAGCCCCATGCTTAACGGTTGTTACTTAGGCACAACCAGAGTCAGACCAGCTTCAGGACGAAGTACGGCGGTGCCGTATAGCGTATCTGAAGTAAACAGGTTAGCAAGGAACTCTTGCTTGTACTGTGTCTGTGAGCGAACACCTTGCTGCTCAGCCATGACCAATGCGTCACGTTGGAACAACAGAGCACCCAGCATGTCAACAGAAGCAGCGGTGTTATCGCCAGCAGCTTCTACGACAGGACAGTTGGTGCTGACAAAAATGTCAATACCGTACAACTGACCAATTTGACCGTTAGTAACCTGACCGTTGTTTACGAAGTCAGAGCTAACATAGCGGTCGATGCCCATGATAGTGTTGCGTACTGAAGGAGGTACAACAAAGTTGCGTCCGTCCATAGGTACGTCTTCATCGTCCAGCTTCTGAATGATGGCACGGAAAGCAGAGTCAACAAAGACATCTGAAGCCGTTACAGTATCATCATCGTAAACAGTCAAAGCGTTAGAGCTTGAGTTATCTACGAAGAAAGTACCGCCATTGTTCAGGTAGGTGGAAGATGTAGAACCCGCGCTACCCAAGCCCGTAGCCAGAGAGTGCAGGTCGGTGTCAACTTGCTTAGCCAGCGCATAGCCAGCATCTTCAGTATAGAACTGACGCAAAGAAGACAGTGCTTGTACATCCGTAATATCCTCAATCAAACGTGAGTATTCAAAGTGCTTGTCAATAGAGACTTGTACTTCGCCTTCAGTGTTCGCTTGAATAGTTACGGCAGTCTTAGCTGCTTTAGCGTGTGCATCACCACGGACAGGCTTAGGCACATGGATAGTGTCGCCTTTCTTGCCAGCCATAGACATCTTCTTGACAAGATTTGCCAAGACGAGGTTCTTTTGGTATGCAGCAATAATCTCATCACTCCAGATTTCTGGAATGAAAGTTGCCGCAGCGGTGTTGTCGGTAAACCCGCCAGTTGCGGGATATGTAGAATCAGTCATTTAATATCTCCTCAGATATACTATTTGACCCGTTTCTCAGCATACGCTCTCATTATTTCATCTTGTAGAGCGGCATACCTATGAGGGTCGTCTTTCATAAGTCTAATAATGTCTGCGCGTCTATAGATCTTCTTAGGGCTTGATTCAGAGCTACCACTAGCACTACCTGTACTAGCTGACTTTACTGCTTGCTTACGGCTTTGTTTTTCAACACTAGCTGCTTGACCAATCATCTGTTGACGTTCTTTCCAAAGGCTGAAAAGTTCGTCAGCAGCTTCGTAATCATACTGCTTGTCTGCCGCTACAAAGAGCTTAGTTCTAATTTTAGATGCTTCAATCCACTCTGCAAATTTAGTATCCTGTAAGATACTTTCCATGTCAGGGTGATTAGCCTTCAGTGCTGACAATGCTGTTTGCATCTTGTACTGTTGACTAACTGATTCAGCTTCCTTAATCTTAGGGTGATTCTGGATAGCCTGTGCTACTGCCTTTTCAGGGTCAGTAAAGAAGTCTATTTCTTCGACTTGTTCTTGTTGTTCGGGTGCCGGTGGAGAGTTATGTGTGGATATATATGTATCAACAACCTTACGTAGTTCACCTACTTCAGAACTTTGACGCCCTAGTAGCTTTTCAGCTTCTTGGTGCATCTGTACAAGTTCCTTAGCAGACTTGCCTTGGTATTTCTCAGGAATCTCAGGTTCACTAGTGGTTGCCTGTTCTTCCTCTTGAGGTTGCTCTTGTTCAGCAAAAACGTCCTCTTGTGACGGCTGCTGCTCCTCACGCTCAATTATTTTAGCCATTATTAAACTCCGTACTTATAGTATTGTGGAGGGATTAAAAAAAGGGTTCTAGCTAGGAACTTTGCTTTTTCTCGTATTGGATGTGACTCGCTCTAGCCTTAGCCCAACGCCTAGTGGCGTCAGGAAAGTCTCCGCTGATAGGGTCTAGTTTAGACCTTACAGGCGAGATAATCCGTTTAGCACTGTAACCACACTCGCACCTTACAGTGTGTTGGTCTACAGGTACTAATGCTTCAAATACATGCCCGTCAAGACACTTAAAGTCGTACAGTCTTAACATTACGTTTCCAAGTCAATGTCTTCCTGTACAGGCTCTTTAGCTTCCTGTTCCGCGTTTTGTATTTGAGCTTCTAGGTTAAAAACAGTAGCGAGTATTGCAAGTTGTCCTTTACGGAAATGCAAGTTATCGTTATCTGTTGTGAACTCTACTGAATTAATCTGTGCTACATTCTGGCCTAAATCGTCTATAAGTTGTTTCCAACCTTCTGAACGAAACATCTCAAAATAATTAGCAAAGTAAACTTCAAGTTCTTTAGTCATCTTATGTATTCCCTTAATTAGTTAAGATACAAGATGTATAGTATAGCATACTTTTGACAAAATGTCAAGTATTATTTTACATTTTTCTACCAGCAGGCTTGCGAGCAGGTTTGCGCTGCATTGCTTTTTTCTTCTTAGGTGGTCGTCCTACTTTGCTTCCGTAAGTTCCTTTACCGTATGGCATATTAGTTTTCCTCTTTTTTAGGTGGGTCTCTAAGTAATAGCTTAGTACCTACGTCGGATACAGGCACTAATCTAGGTTCGCAGTAAGCGTCAAAGTGTCTAGTCTTTGGCATGACAATGGCATGTTTACTGACATTTTGATGTACTAAAGCTGTCTTATATTCCAAACAGCTTGTAAGTTCTCTAAAAGCAAGTTCTAATCGTGGCTCACCTTGTTCTAGTATCAGTAGTACAAAGATAAGCATAGTTTCCATTAGATTCTTCTTTTCTGTTTAATCGCCTGTGTCTTAACAGCCGTTGGTTTTCGTAAGTCCCAAGTTAAGATTATCAGCTTGGTGTCCCATGCTGTGCCAAGGATTCTTGGGCCTTGATTACGCACATACACCTCCGCCCCGTATCCACATTTGCCTTTGTTGAACAACAGCCATTTCTTTGCAACTCTGTGTCGCTCTGCTGGTGGTTGCACATAGCGTAACATGCGGTATTCGCGCATGTCGCAGAACAGAGTGGGGTTTCTTGGGTCATAGTCTATTTGGCTAAGAGAGCTTGTACGAGGGCTTGTATCTGCTCGTTGGTCTTCTCTTGAATTTTCTCCTGACGGGCCAGAGAGTTGACTATTGCTTCCACCTTCTGCTCCGTCACTGCTTGTGCCTGTCCGTTGGCTTGGGCCTTTTTTGCAGCTTCCTCCGCTATGGCAGCAATACGATCTCTGTCCTCACTAGCGTGGGCTGTATTGGCCTGTAGTACACCCCAAGCAACTGCTAGACTTACAGCAGCAGCAGCAATAGGTAAAGCCCATTGAGGGATTCTAATTGAGTTCTCAGACATTATTTTTCCTTGTTATACTGCCCGTAAGTTACCGGACTTTTTGTTTACTACTTTTGCGCTAGTTTCTAGGATAAAAGCAGAATGCTGTTTAATCATTTCCAGAATCTTTAACTGTATGTCAATGTCTTGTGCTTCAATTAAAGAACCCCCTAAGTACGAGATAGTCTCTGAGTTGAGACGCAAAGCGCTTGTTTCAGGGTCATCGAACACGGGTATAAACTCAGATTCTATCATATCCAGTCCTTATTTTTTTCTTGACTTAGCCCCTGAACATTTCCAACGCTTGCGCGATAGGTTGTTTGGAGTATTTGGGTCGTTTTGCTTTTTCTTGGGCAGTCTTTTTTTGATACCTAAACTTCTAGCGCAATAGCTGTCGCCTTTGCTAGTTCCGGGCTTAACTCTAGGCCCACCACCTTTTGCTTTACCGGCTTGTCCGTAGGAGACTTTTTTACCACTAGAGGTTATCTTTACTTTTGCTTTTCCTTTCCTTGGTGTCGCCATTAAGTATCCTCTTGTTTAGTCTTGCGCGTCTGCGCTGGCCTTTTCGTTTCATTCTTGGATTCTAGTTCCTTAATCTTGTTTTCAAGTTCTTCAAACTTGGCATTAATTTGGTCAATAGCGTCTTGGAACTGTGCTGAAGTAATTACCATTTTATTGTCCTTGTCCCTCTACAGGGGGTCGCATAGGTTGATTAGGTTGCGTGGGTTGCGGGGGTTGCTGAGAAAGTTTTAAGTCAATCTCTTTCTCTTTCAACATGGTTTGTGCCATCTTCAGCCTACGTTCAAACTCCTTATCGTCTTGGTCGCCTGCCTGTAGATTGGTTGTGATAGCTTTAATCCTGTCAATCTCTAGCTCCTGTGGTGCCAACTGAGTCTCTACAGCCATCTTCTGTGCTCTAGCTTGTGATTCAGTAGCTTGACCATTCAACGCTGCTGTCTGAGACTGCTGGAAGGCTAGTTGTGCCTGTTGTGCAGCCTGAGCCAACTGTTGTTGCTCTGGAGTAGGTTGTGATTGCTGTGCTGCCTGTTGTAAACGAGCAGTTAGTTCTTCACGGTTTGACAGGTTCATGTTGTCAATTATGGACTCTATAAGTGTGTTGTACAGAGGTGAGTCCTGTGACATTGTTTGCAAGAGTTGTACAAGCTGTGTAACTTCGTACTCACGAGCAATGATGCCTAGAGTAGACGCTGCATTGAACTTGTAGTCAGCAACGGGATAGTTGTCAGGATCA